TCTATGCCTGATGGCTTAAATCCTTGAAATGAAATCATTTGCTCTCTCTACTTAATACTCTATCTAGCTTATCTTCTAGTCTATGTAATGCTTCCATCACTCCATGCATCTCCTGCTTTACCTCTGCTCTTGATGCATACTCTTCTCTCGTTTTATTCAGAAGTATGTCTATGCGTTTCACCTCAATCATTACATTACGAAATGTCCATATAGCAGGTGCTATCACAAGGGTTAGAATTAAATTCCAAAACATTACTGGGTCTATTTCCATATTACTTAAAACTCTTATTCATTGACTCAAGAACACTATCTATGTTAGGTGGCTGACCATTTGGGTCATATCTGCAACGGTACTCTGTTGGGCATTGTCCTTCTACCACTAGCGTATATGTATCGTTTGCTCCCTTGTACAAACAGACCTGCTGTCCATTCTTTGCTTGTACTCTTTTGTATCTACGACATGTGATATACTTTGGGTCTTCACGTTTGCCTAGTCTTTTCTCTTGCTCCCATGTCCAGTCGCTGAACTTCTTGAGGAAGCAGGTGTAGCAGTTCTTGATGTTGTCGGATTGTGCTAAATATATTGTACCATATTTATTTGCACAAAGCCACTCAAATGTTTGCTGTCCACCGTCTTTTCTTACGCAGTTACCACCATCCTCTGTCGAACCCCATAAGGGTAAAAATAAACAGCACCAAAGCACCAAGACCAACAACAGAAACCACTGCCAAAGCGACATAGTTTATAACCTTTTCTCTGAAGATTTTCTTGTCGTATATTTCTTTTTGTCTTCTCTTACGTATGTCTGCTTCCATACGTAGGAGTTCTTCCCACCCAGATTGCCCCTGAGAAAACTGTATAAAAGTGCGTAGGTCATTTCTTTGTTGTTCCAGTTGTTTTTTAGCAGCAAATGCTTCTATTGCTTCTTCTTCTATGCTTTTGGCACTGAGTACCTTACGGAGCATTGATGGGTTGTTAGCAGACTTGTGGGCAGCATCTACATCACTGACTGCACCCATCCACCGTGACAAGTCCCCTGCCATACTTTCAAAGTCTCGTCCTGCCTGAAATGCTCTCTTGATACCATTGAAAGCTGTGCTTGCTGTAGCGACTGCAGCAGATATGGTAACAGGGTCAAACACTAATCAGCGTCCTGTATGGTCAGTGTGCCTTCCTTTACTTGTTTTAGTATCTCTGCGTAGTGTCTGTTGTTAGGGTCTAGTGGAACAAACATTGTTTCACCATCTATAGAGCCTCTAACTGTATCTAGTTCCCCTTTATCATTTTTAAGATATTGTGCATTTGTAATTAACATTTTATAACCTATAGTTCTGCATCTACTTCAATGCTAGTAGACCCTGTTGAGTAAAAGCCAGAAGGCTGTGCTGCAGTTAAGCCTGAGTAACTTGCTCCTTGAATCCTGCCGTTTGTTTTGTTTGCAGTTAGAAAAGAATTAGTTCCTGTTGAAGAAGGATAACCACCAGTTCCTACTAAAAAAGTTGCATTTCCACTACTTTGTCCTGCTGTGGGTAGAGTAACAGTTGGAGTGGCTCTTTTTTCAGCATATTCAAAAGCAGCATGTGCAGAGGTTGTACTGTCTGAATAACCAATTCGCACAAAACCTGAATTTTCATAATCAAATTTTTCATAATATCTTTTTGATTTAATTAGTGTAACGTCAAAAGGCTCTGACTCAAACTCTGTTGGGTTCTGCCCTACTTCTAACTGAACTCCTGTGATGAAGAATGTTCTGTCTGTGCTGTCAAAGAATGAGCTTCCCCCTGCAGCCCTATTAGCGTTTGTTACACTAGCAAAAGAAGATGAGTTTAACGTACCACCTGCAAAAGTAGAACCTGCATGAAGAAAAATAATAAGCAGTAAACTTGAATTATTGTCATCATCAAAAGCACCTGTAGTATCAGCAGGAAATGTAAGTTCTACTCGTGTCCAATCTGTTGTTACATTAAATGTTTTGGAACATTGTCTTGAGTTATCTTCATCAAACAACTCACACACATATGTGGCACTAGCATTACCCTTTACATAAAACGAAACAGCAAAGGGCTTTGCATCTGACGTTCCTTTTGCAAACGCTTGTAAATTTTGACCTTCTATTCTTTGTTCAATTTGTAGTCTTTCACCTGCTGCTATTGATGTATCTGCAGTAGTGCAAGCTAGTTTTAAACTATTAGCAAAACCACTAGGAGCAGAACTATCTTGTGTCATGGTAAATCGTCCTGCATTAGCACTATCAAGATTTAGATTGAACCTGTCTATAGTGTAGTATCCATCAGTAGCACCCAATCCTGTGCTTGACGTTCCTCTCTGTGCCACATTCATCGCACCATTTATGATGACATTCCTGTTTACTCCACCACCACCTGCGTTGATGTTGCCTATTAGGTTTGCTAATTCTGCTGCTTTGCTCATGCTAAATCTCCGTGTGCTGCTTTTGAAACAATAGCTACGTCTACTCCACTAGCACCTGTATTATAGACTTCTACACGAGTTGCTGAAGTTGTTACAGATTGTTGAATAAAATCAGCCCCTGCTCCACTTATATTAACAGAGTAGTCGTTGTTTGCCATTGCATTAGTCAATGTTGAGCTATAGTCTCCTGTAGTATGGTCAGTTATACTAGCATAATTGAATGAATCTTGTATAGCAGCAGTGCTTGTTCCGTTAAATTGTAACCATCCTTTACACAATCCCTGTTGCAGATTAGTCGTGGTGCTATTCCCTTCGCCTGTCACAGCGATTGACCCTGCTGTGGTTACACCTGTTAATGTATTAATTTTTAGTGTTGATGCCATTATGCTAAGTCTCCACAAATTTGTACACCTGCTTCTTTTACATCCACAGCATTAGTGTTTGCCTGTTTTGCTACAAACCTAACTGAACCGACTAAAACTTGGTCATCGTTTTCTAAAAAGGTACGGTCAACTCCATGCGTGGTACACGAGTAGTCATCATTTGCCATGTCGTTAGTTATGCTAACTGTATAATCTCCTGTTCCTTCGTCAATTAAACCAGAGCAATTAAAACTATCAGAAAATGAGATACTACCTGCAGTCCCATCAAATTTGCACCAACACTTAGTTAATCCCTGCTGTACACTCGTAGTAGTTGTACCACCCTCTCCAACAATAGTGGTCTGTCCTGTGGAGTTCATGGTTAGCTTTGTAGCATTGGCTACCTTCAGCAATATCTGGTCATTAGTCGCAAGGTCAATACCTGTGTCATTATCTCCCCCTGCATTGACGATTGTATCTACTTTAATTTCACTTGCCATTATGCTAAATCTCCTCCAAATGCTGCAGCCATTACAGTATCAGATAAACTATCTCCAGTGCTAAAAGAAAATTGTGAACAGGCTGTAGTTGTTAAGTCTTGAGGAGCAATCATTGTATACCCATAATTACCATCGTTAGGAATGGCTATGTAGCCATCATCAGATATGTATGGATTAGCATGAGCGTAGTTAATTTTGCCTGTAGATGCGTCTGTTACACTACTCAAATTAAAAGTATCGCCAGAGGAATTATCTGACTGCTTAAATATAACACTAAAGCCCTTTATTAATCCCTTTTGAATAGATGTAGTAGTGCTACCCTCAGTAATATTCATACTACCCTTTGTTGTTCTTCCTTCTATATTATCTACTTGTAATTTTGATGTCATAATATTGTATAAAATCCATTAACTGTTAGCGTTGCTGATGCACCGACTGTAATTGGTCCTGCTGATAGAGCATTGGTTGTACTACTGATTGTTACATCAGCACTGATTGTCTGACCATTGGTTCGTATGATGCTGTCGTTACCTAAGAAGGGATACCGTGTGTCAGACTCAGACTTGGTGTAGCTGTTGGCTATACTAAATGTGTCATACACAACTATCTCTACTACATCATTAGCTGATGCTCCTGTTACCAACACAACTGATGTACCTGATGTAGAGGTGTAGTCGGTTGCAGGTTTGAGTAAGATTCCATTCTGATACACATCAACGTACTCTGAGTCTGGATATGTCAATGTGAGTGAGTTAGCATCTGAACCACTGAAGGATGTCTGCCCTGCTGTGGCTTGGTAGATGAACCTGTTACGGATACCTTGCTGTGGTGCTTTTCCTATGTATGGCATTTAGTTATTCTCCTATGACGGCTTTGTTGGGAACTTAATTGAGAACATATCAACTGGTGCTGAAGTCGCAGTAATTACTTGATTGATAAAGTCTGAACTTGCTGTTGAAGGTAAATCCCTCAATGCTTGCCTATACGTTTTCCAATCAGCATCATTTGATAAAGTCACATCTCTGCTTTGTGTCCAGTCGCTTTCTGCTAAAAGTTTGTCTCTAGTTTCTCTTAATTGTTTCATCGCTATTGACATTATGCGTTCACCCTTAATCCAAATAGTGACATATACGTTCCTGCTAGTTCTCCAGTTTCACCCATAAAAGCAAAGCCAGTAAAGGTAGTATCTGCACTCCCATTATTGTAACGTCCAAAGGATTGTGACCTTATGTATGCACCAAGTGTTTCATTATAACCCACCAAATCACTCTTCATCATTGGTCTGTGTTTAGACCCTCTGTCAGTATTTGTACCACTTATAACAGTGGCAATAACACCATACATATCAATTTCACCATACAAACCAGTATCTTGTGCAGTTCCATCTCCGTTGTCATTTAAATTTCTAAACAAACGCATTCTATCATCACTATTATCATTGTTACCGATGTATGAGCCTGTATTTACTGAAAGCTCTTGAGTATGCCATCTATAGTTTGCATCAGTTATTTCAGAACTACCATTCATCCATCGCATAGTTATATCATGTGCTCCACTTGTGTGAGCAGAACCATAGAAACCAATAACCAATTTGTACGTTATATAGTCCGTTGTGAAAACATCTTGGAAACGTATAGATGCAGCAGTAGAGCCACTTAATTCACTATCGGAGGTACTTACCTTTGTTGTAATGTGTTCATATATACCTGCTCGTTTTGGTATGGTCAAAACATCACTAGAACTAATCGTAGCTCCACTCACTCCACTTCCAGTAACTTTAGTTAAAGCCATCTATTTACCTCATGCGTATGGGCTTGTACCCAATGTGCTTGCATCCCAAGCAGCTTTTAGTTTAGCTATTGTGTCTGCATCATCTATAGCCTTTGCAGAAGGAGCATCTCTCAATGCTTTCTTCTTGTTTACAGATGCTGTTTTAGCAGATGCGTCATCAGCTTCAAGTGCCTTCATGTATGTTACATCTTCAGCTTCAAGTAAAGGCTTTCGCACTTCCCTGATTTTATCCTTGAAGATAACTTTAGCAGCAGTCATGTCTTCAGCCATAACACTACCATTTAGTTTCCAAGCATTTCTGAAATGCCTGTCGGAAGGTATAGTTGCTGTTGAAGCATCTATTGTTGCACCATCCTTGTCGGTTACAAAAGTCTTAGTTGCCATGTTAGTTCCTCCTATTTAAGCAGCTATTTTCCAAGCATTTCGCCATGTTCGTTGTTGTGGCAGTTGCTCTTTCTTACATATGACAAGTCTTGGTCGGTTTGACTTCTCATAATCTCTCCATACCCTTTCAGGTATATCTTTCTGTATTAGATACTCTATTGCTTCTTCTTCTGTCATAGCCTTCACAGGCTCAGTGTTATGCAACAAGTATCCTCTTGTATGCTTTACAAAGTCTGGTTGTGCTTCGTCCTTCTTGAGTTCCCAATACACCCACACAGGTGGTAGTATGCCACCATTCAATGCACACGCCATCCAGTTAGGGTCAGGGTGCGTTATCTTTGCAGGTTCATCTAGGTTGTCAGGGTCTTCCCACACAATGCAGAACTCACTTCTGTATGGCTCTAGGTTTTGCTTTGCCCATCCTAGTCTATCCCATAAATGTGTTCCTTGAAATTCTGGTGTCATGCTAAATCTCCGTGTATTGCTAAAGATATCTCTCCGGGGTCTTGATTGCTTCCATCTCCTGTTTTAAAAGAAGATATATTACATAGTGCCGTTGTTTTTAAAGAATCACTTTCAGCGTAAAAAGAAACAATGGCTGTAGTTGCAAATAAACTTTTTTGCCCTATTGTTATGCCATAATTAGTATTACTCAATGCGTTTGTGTAGTTAGGTTTATAATCACCAGTTCCACCATCTGTTAAACTAGCCGTATTAAAACTATCATTTATTGTTGCATCAGGAGCATCATACTGACACCAAACTTTCACTAATCCTTGTTGCACACTCGTAGTGGTAATATTCCCTGCACCTGCAACAATAGTGATGCTGTTCTTTGCGTCTACTCCCTCTAGGGCATTTGTTCTTAGTGTGGACATTATGCTAAGTCTCCGTGTATTGCACTATAGTGAACTTTATCAGCTTGAGCAAAATTGTCAGTGCCTTGACCTGTAAGCCCAATCTGTAGTCTATAAGAACCTGTTGCAGTAACATCATCTGATGGATTGCAAGATATAACTGGGTCATTTGCTACGGCATTTGAAGCTGTTCCAAGAATTGAATAATTAGCATTAGCCATATCATTAGTAATAGCGTAGGAATAATCACCAGTGCCATTATCTGTGCCTGATGCAATATTAAAGTTATCAGTCAAACTAGCATCAGTTCCTCCAAAAACCCAAGCTTTCGCCAACCCCTGCTGTAAGTTGGTAGTTGTAGAGTTACCCTCTCCTGTGACGGCAATAGACCCTGCTGTTGATGTGCCTGTGAGTGTGTTTGTTTTGAGTGTTGCCATTATGCTAAGTCTCCAAATGTTTGAGACATTTTTCCTATGTCTAAGTATCCTGAACCAGTGTATGTATCGTGGTCATACTGACCAGTTGCAATGTCATCACACCATGATTGATTTATATTTTCATCAGTACATTCTGCCACACTGTAATTAGCATTAGCCATATTGTTAGCTATAATAACCGTTGTTCTTCCTGCTGAAACATCTGTAAGAGAAGTTATATTAAAACTGCTTGATATACTTGCTCCGTTTTGAGGACACCTAATGAATGATTTAGCCAACCCCTGCACCATGTTCTGTGTTACTGCTCCACTGTCAGAACGATAGGTAGTATCATTGTTTAGTAGAGCAGTGGTTCTACCTGATGTATCTATAGTCTGAGCCGTAGTATTATTAGTATGCTTTATGTTTTGTACTAGAAGATTGCTCATAGTATTGCTACGTTCCCTCCTGAGTCTATTGTCAATGTGACACCACTTGCTATTGTCAGAGGTCCTGTAACATTTGCGTTCTCTGTAGCTGCGATTGTGACGTTGCTATCCATTGACTGTGCATTAGTTCTGAACATACCACCATGCTTGAAGTTACCCTTGTTGGCTTCAGGTGCAGTAACACTACCGTCTGTTAGAGCTAGGTAGTTGACAAAGATGTTACCTGTTCCTGATGAAGGTGCTGCACTAAAGGTTAATGTTGTACCGTCAGGCACTGTATAAGCGTTACTGTCCTGCACTACACCATCGACTGATACAAGTATGTCCTGAACGCTAGTGACGGTCTGTGACAGCGTAAATGTCGTGTCAGAGCCATCTCCGTTAAACCTTTGCACAGATGGTATTGTGCTGAATGTGGTAGCTGTTGCGTTACCTACATAAGGCATTATGTTATCTCCATGATTGAGAGTGCTACGTCTGTTGCACCAGATGCTGTGACGGATAATGTGTCGGTAGTTTCTAGTACGACTTTGTTACCTGCAAGAAGTTCTAGTGATGAACCTGCAGGTATGGGAGCATTGGTCACTAACTCTACGTTTTGGTTAGCTTCGTTGTTTGCTCCTGCTCTACTACTTGTGTCTGAACTGAGTGTGACGGTAGATGTAACTTGACTTGTTGTTGTATTACCTAGTATCAGACCTAGTATAACTGTTGTTGTACTACCTGCTACAGTGTATATAACATCTGCTGACGTTACTCCTGCCTTTGTCACCACTTTAAATGTATTTGCCATGTTTCTCTCCTATATCAACCCAAAGCGATGGCTAATGCCGTGGATTCGTCAGCTATTACTGTGTTTAACGCTGTCCCATTTACTGTTATTGCGTCTGCTTCAAGTGTACCGTCAATGTCGGCATCGCCACTAATGTCTAAACTTGTAGCATCCACTTCACCTGCTACGGTGAGTACACCACTAGCGACTGTCATTAAATCTGTATCGCCTGTGTGTCCAATGGTTGACCCATTGATTATAACATTATCTACTGTAAGGGTAGTCAGCGTTCCTAATGATGTTACATTTGCTTGTGCTGCAGTCTGTAGTGTACCAGATAATTGTGTCGCTGTCAACCTTCCTGTGCTAGGATTGTAAGTTAAATCGCCATCTGACTCTAATCCTATGTTACCACCGTCTACATCACCACCTGCTGTGAATATAATAGCATTGTCTTCGTTTGTGCTTTCGTTGTCACTAATGGTTACTGTTGTTGCTACGGCTGCAGTTGTTGCGTTTGCTACTGTTACACCTGCAATCACTGTGTTAAGTGCTGTACCGTTGACTGTTATAGCATCTGCTTCTAGTGTACCATCAACATCTACGTCACCTGATATGTCTAATTCAGTAGCTGTAAGTTTAGCTGTTTGTAAATCTTCAAAGCTAGAACCTAACTTTAACTCAAACTGTGGTCCTGTGGTATTGTAGGTAAATGTAGCGTCATCTCCACTGCCACCTTCTATTGTAATACCTGCACCGTTTATGACAGCAGAAGTAGTATTACCTGTATCTAATACGATGTTGTGGTCGTTTAGATTTACAGTAGTTGAGTTTACTGTGGTTGTTGTACCTGATACAGTTAAGTCACCTGTAACAGTTAGGTTGTCGTTTACTGTAGTTTCAGATGTTGTGTGACCAATAGATACTGGCACACCTGATGTGGCTGTTCCTATTGTTATACCGTTAGATGTATTAGAGTTATCTATGTTTAAAGTAGATGTACTGTCTAATGATATGTTAGAACCGTCTACAACTAATGTACCGTCTATATCTGTATTATCTAAATCAGTTGTTCCATCAACATCTATACCACCACTAACATCCAAGCTTACTGCATCAACTTCTCCTGCTACGGTTACAACACCG